GAAAAGGCCGTGAAGTCCGAATCCGAGTTCCGAAAAGTCACAAAAGATTACGAGAAAGTAATCACGTCAATCGTCAAAGCAAAAATGCTTAGCGACGACGAACGGGCCGAAGCATTCAAGGACTCTAATCCTGCGAAGAAGCTTTACGAAATCTGTAAGGCTAAGGTCGATGCCCTCCGCGGCGTGATCGGCGACGAAAGTACCTCTGCAACAACTACTCCCAAAGCCAAAACCGCAAAAGAGAAAGCAGCGACTACTGAGGAAAATGAGGCTGGCGATTTAAAGGATTTGACCGAAGGCGAGGATTTGACCGATGATGAAATCGGTGAAATTCTTATAGCGGGATAATTCATTCAGCCGGCCAAATGCTCCCCGGAGTCGATGCGGGAGTAAGTATAATGGCAGCAACTACATTCGCAAGGGGCTCAACGCATTCGGCGTTAGTCCCGCAAAGATGGTCCAAAGAGGACTTCATAACGGCGTTTGAGAACAATCCTCTGCGGCCGTATATGGGGACAGGTGCGGGGGCCATCATCCAGATCAAGAAGGACTTCCTCAAGAATCAGGGCGACAGGATCACGTTCGGTCTTCGAGCTCTGCTCACCGGGGACGGTCAGGGCGACGACGGTACGTACACCGGCAATTCCGAAGCGATGGTCTACTATAGTATGAACGTGGACCTCCACGAACGCGGCCACTCAGTACAACTGAACGGTAACATCACCGAGCAGTCGGCGTACAAGAAGCTGCGACCTGACGCTATGACTTCGCTTCGTGAATGGTCGGGTATCGTTGACGGTGAGGATATCATTTCCGCACTGTCCGGCCTTGTTACAAAGAAGCATATCGCCGGCTGTCGAACTGGCGAGAATGCCACAGACGCATCCAGCGTCCAGATAGCAACGGTCAATCAGACGTCACTAACCAAGGGCTTAACAGCTACTCGGTGGTTCGGCGGAGGTCAGACTGTAGACGGTGTTATCGAGCGCGTAGCCACCGACACTTTAATCGACTCGGAGACGACCAACCTGTTCGGGACCGATGTGATCGAGTACGTGCATCGCATGGCGGTAAGAACGGTGGACGATAGCGGTAACGCCATAACACCACTGAGGCCGGTAATCATCAACGGCAAGTCTTACTACCTCATGCTCATCGAGCCGTACCAGAAGAAACAGCTCCAGGCGGATACCAAGTGGAAAGCGGCAACTCATGACGCCCTTCCGAGGAGTCCGACGAAGAACTGGATATTCTCCGGTGCCGATGGGATCTGGGACGGCGTCGTCATCAAGACGGTCGATAAACTGCATCGCAGGACCGGTACCGGCGGTATAACAGCCGACGAATACTTCGATACGAGTTCCGATCCCCTGACGAACGGTATGACGGTTGCGAGGGCATTGTTCCTCGGCTGCCAGGCCGGTTGTTTAGCGTGGGGTAAGATGCCCGTATGGAAGACCGGTTTCGAAGATCCGCCCCACAACACCAAGTACACCGTTCACACCGACAAGGTTTACGGTGTGAAGAAATCCGTTTTCAACTCAATCGATTTCGGATGCATCTGCGTCGATACGGCGGTGAAGAAAGATTAGCGATGCTCTAATCGCTGATAAGTAATTTTGGCCTGGGCAGGAACGGCTGCTTAAATCCTTCGTTCCTGCCCGGCATTACAAATTGAAGGTGAACTATGAGTATTGCCGTTTCGACAGTTAGAACGAGAGTACGCCAGATCACGCGCAGGGACAATACCACAGAATTAACCGACGATGATCTCGATGCAGTCATTCTCGAATCATGCCGGGAGATTTCCAAGCGATGCTTGTGCCTGAAGAGCAGTGAGACAGGAACGCTCAGCGGGGACGGTACGAGTATTACCGCCCCTTCGGATATGGTCACTTCGGATACGGCGATTGAAGAACTGTATCTCAGCTCGTCTTTACTTGACCGTATCACATTCGCCGAATGGCGGGCCGGTAAAATCGAGGGTTACTGCTACCACGACGGCTCGATATACATCATCCCGACAAGCGGTAGCGACAGGAGCTATACGCTCTACTACCGCACGATCCACGGCGCCTTGAGTACGAATCTCGAATTCGAAGACGATTTGAAAATGGCCGTTATCTGGCTGACCTGCAAGAAAATCTACGATAACTACGAGCTGTACGAGAAAGCGAACGTCGCGCTTGCAAACTACGAAAGAGAGATAGCCCTGAATGCCCCGGTAGAGGTTGTCGCCTGCCGCATTAGGTCTACGAGGATATGAGGTAAACAAAAATGGCTAAGACTAATCCAATCGATCCGAACGTGCCGCCGGGAACGGAAGACCCGAAGCTTGGAGACAATCGAATACGCGAACTTGCTGCCGCCGTTGCAGAAATACTGAACGTCGATCATTACGTCGGCTCCGACGGCGGGGCCGGTACGGGGTATAACGAGGACGCCGCAGGCGAGCATAAGAAGGTGACGCTTCGAGTAGGTTCGGCCCCTACCGCAGTTGCCAATAAGATATTTTTATACGCCAAAGATGTAGGTGATAAGGCCGAACTGTTCCTTAAGGACGAGGACGGTCACGAGATTCAGATCACTACCGCCGGATATATCAAGAAGAGCGTAATCCAGGACAGCGCATTCGTACCATCGGGGGTATTTATGCCTTACGGCGGCAGTTCGGCCCCTGACGGCTGGCTGCTGTGTGACGGAAGCGCGGTATCGAGAACAACTTACGCCGATTTATTTAGTGCTATTGGTACGCTCTACGGCGTCGGGGACAGCTCTACCACTTTCAATGTGCCGGACATGATGGGAAGGGTTCCGGTCGGACTCGATGCCGCCAATGTGAATCTGGCGGCCGCCGACGCCCTCGGTGAAACTGGCGGCGAAGAAAACCATACTCTGACAATCGCCGAAATGCCCGCACATAATCATACATACGTCTATCATGCGGGTGCTACAGGCGCTGTGATGATCGGGTCAGATTTTGCCGGTACTAATCAACCTACTTCAATTACCGGTGGCAGCGGTGCTCATAACAACCTGCAACCTTACAATACGTGCAATTACATTATAAAGACCTGATATATGAAATTTTTCGGAATATATGCACCTGTTCTTGGCGAGCATGAAGAATTCCCGTGGATATTCCTGCAGAAAGCGGTCACGAAGGACAACTCCTACGTGCAGATTTGGGACGGTGAAATTCGCAAGGCAAAGATGCGAACGCCCGAGCTGATGAGAACTATTCACACGGTATCGACTGTAGATACCTCGGCCAATACAATTCAGATCAGCGGCAATGTGACTTCAATGTACGGATACGGCGATTCCGTCACGCTGTACGATTCCGACGATAATTACGAGGAATTCACGCTCTCAACTACATCCACCTATTCCAGTCCGTACACTACATTAACCGTCTCGGGCGATATTACCGCTTCGACCCCTGACGAATTCGTTATCAATAGCGGCGGTATGGGCAGTAACGATCCGGCAAGTGCCGATTTCCGAAAGGTGGCCTTCCCGGACGGCAATCCGGCCCTGGACTACCAGACACTCACCCTGTCAAATGGCACTGAAAGGCTGTGCGGGTTCACGGCGGAGCATATATATTACTGGAATACCACTCTGACAACGTGGTCGGTACTGCATACATGCTCCGCGGAATGCACTTACTGGTCAACTGCCAAGTACGGGGACAATCTCTGCGCTACCAACAATATCGACAGGCCGGTATATTGGGACGGCTCCAGTGCTACGACGTTCGAGAATATCGATACGAGGTACGCATCGTCGAGTTCCGACTACATTGCCAAGGCGAAGTATATTTCCAGTTATCACAATTACATCTTCTTAGGCAACGTCGAGCTTTCGAACAGTACGAGATACCAGTCTCACGTCTACTGGAGTACGATAGGAGAGGGCCTGACCGCCGGCGGCTGGATTCAGGCTGCGGGCGCCGATGCAGGCAGCGTCTACATCGAGGGTCATGGCGAGATTACAGGGGGATTCGGCCAGTGGGAAGGATACCTGTGCATATTCAAGCGCAGGTCCATTCGAAAGATGTGGTTTACCGCGCTGTCTATTCCGTTCGAGCAGTCGGAATTATCGCCGGATATCGGCTGCCTGGCGCCCGGCTCGGTCGGCAACGACTGGAGCGGCGATCTTTACTTCTACGGTACGGACAAGGTGTTCCACGGGATGACTAACGGCAATATCAGCCAGGCAATCGATAAGACTGCGAGGGATATCAATCCTTCTCTGGTCGAAAATATAAGGTTCATAGCCGTAGATGAGTACAAGGAGCTGCGGTGGTCCATCGGGTACGGCAACTCGGCTACGGCCAATAACAAGATTGTCGTCTATAAGCCCGGCGAGCGGCGATGGGATACCGATATGGATATCGCTGTAACGGCGTTCGGAACCTATACGCAGCAGAGCAGTTATACATGGGACACGCTGCCTTTCAGCTCGTGGAACGAGTGGGGA